GCCGAGATCCAGGAACCTAAATACGTCTGCTCCAGACCTGTGACTAGCGATTCGTTTTTCAGTTGCTGTCGTTAACAGTACTTCTCCTGTCTGCACACTAACTATTCGCATTGCCACTGTTACCTGATCTACACGGTATTGCATATTGGCACCAATACCAAAATAACGAGCTCCTACACCCCCACTTTCGATATTGCTTTCGTAACCAACTACTCCACCTTCTATCATTAGACCAGCAAACAATAATGGTTTTAATTTTAATGCCTCTTTGCCTTCATATACTTCCCTTGTGCTTTTAATAAGTTGCCTTTCCTTGACGAGGTTATCAAGACCAATCCTCTCCACGACAGTGAACCACGTACTGCCGCCTACTTCTTTTAGTGCCTGTACTACCCATACTTCTGAGCCTTGCGTAATCGCAGAACTTAACTGCGAGAAATTTTGATTAGGTTTTCTTTGCCCTGTTTTATCTGTAAATGCGTAAACTGCAATAGTAATTTTAGGACCGTCTAAATGCGGAACTGTGTCTAGCGTACTTTGAATAGGCGAACGACTTACTTCAGGTGGTGTCCAATTCGCTTGATTCATAGATGTGGCACACCCTGAGAGTGCTATCGCCATAACTAACACTAGTATTATGCTACGCAATGTCCGCCTCCTAAAAGCCAAACCCGGTTAACGGAACAACTAATTCTGTAAACGTTCCGTCTTCTTCCGTAATTTGCACAGTAATAGTACCTGCTGTTTCGTCCTTAATCCAGTATATTGTTGCGCCTTCGATTTCTGCCGTGCCTGTTAATGCACCATTTTCCTCGAACATACCATCGACTAGGTTCTTAGAAATATTAGCATAAATTCTTGATTCCACGTTGTTAAGAAACTTAGCAAGAGTAGTGTTAGCCGCTTCTCTAGCCGCTTCTCTTTCTGCTGCTTCTGCTTCTTCCTTTAGTGCTTGTTTTCTATTTGCTTGAAGTTGCTCTATTGCAAGTACGTGGTTGCTATAGCCTTGACCTGAGAAAGACGGATTTTTAAATTGAAAGGTCATAGAATCAGCAGATGCAGCGCCTGCAAATGCGATTGTGGCTAATATTGTTACAATAATTTTGTTCATCCGATTCGCTCCCGGAAATGGTTTTCCTCACAAGTATTTATCGTAAACGTTAATACTTTAGTATGAGTAGTTTATTATGTGCGTAGTTAAGTATATTATTTGATAAGAATTTGCGGAGCCATATCTCTCGGCTGCTTGTTGCCTTTTCTGTAGAGTGTGCCTTGATTGGCTTTAGGCATATTTTTAGCAAAGTCATCGCCTGATTCAATGTACATATATGTTGTTAAACCAACTGCTAACAAACCTTGCCAACCAGACAGTTCTTTGTATTTGTCAAATACTGCTGCTTGCCACAAGTCTTTGAATGCATCTGTTCCAAACGCTTTAATAATATCTCCACGTTCTTCTCTGAACCAAGCATTACAGGCTGCTTTCATAAATTCTTCTGTAGGAAAGTTTTCATCTGGTTGCTTGGAAGCGGACATTACTGTAACACTAGTTACGCCTATAGGATCAAGTATTTCTTCCATAGGTTGAATGTGTACAGGATGGTCCCAAATACGTCCTGATTTGCCTGCTGCTGTTGTGCTTGCCTTTACTTCTACTTTGCTGCTTCCCACAGTAATATCGCCTGGTGAAGCATATGTTATATTAGGACTTAGAACTGCAAGTGCTGCTTCGCCTGGACCAGCATCTCCTTTACCTTTAAAATCAAGGTGCAGTTTATCAAATAATTTTTTTACAAATGGGTCATTTACAATTTCTGCTAAAGGAGCAGGTTCGCTCATAGGTGTTGTAAGTGATTTAACATTTATAGGATCGTATGCAGGGTCACTGAATTTTTGCATAAATTCTTTTACTTCACTTGCTGGTCCTAATTTAGGAATTGTTTTAAGCAAGTAACTTACAGCATCAATAGCATCTTGGTCACCTCTAGCAGCAATAAACTTTTCAATACGACCACCTAGTGGCTTATTAATAAGGTCTTTGTAAATATCTGCAAAGATTGGTGCTTCAGAATCTAACTTATTAAGTTGTCTGATTACGATGGATTTCTGTTTTTGGTCTTCTAATAAAAATTCAAATGCTCGCATAACACTTGTATTTATGTTAGTTTGGGGAATAGCATATCAGTGCAGAACTTGTCTACATCTGCTTCATCAAGTCCTAGACTTTTCATTACGTTAGGTGTATGTGGATTTTGTTGCTGATTATGGCAGTAATAATCTTGTGCCGCAGAAACTAATGCTATATCGCCTTCGCCTTTACTAGCACCTACTTCACTAAAATAAGCACGTAAATTAGATGTTGCAATACGTATAATTTCATCTGCCTCTTCGTCTGTACGCACATTGCCTGCTGCTAACATTTTATCAGTAAAAATGTTCTGTGCCCATTCAGGTAATTCACGTTGCTTTTTAGGAACAAAGTGTTCTACACTTTCTCTATATCCGTCAATCATAGGATGGTCTGGATCTGCACTTGCACTAAAATCGTGAAAGGCTCCTGTCATCTTATTTTTGCCTGCAATAACATCAAAGCCGTATATGGGTGCAGGATTATCTAATGTTGGGAATAAGCATACGTGCATCATCCATAAGCCTTTAGATGCACGAGCATCTACTACATCAATATGAGCTCTTCGTACATAATCATTAGCCCAAACACGGTTAATCCAACCACCATCGGGCCTATTAAAATAATCAAGTCCGGGTTCAGATATTTCTTTAGCATTCTCTTCGAAGATATCGATAATTTCATCTTTACAGGCTATTAGTTTGTCCCATAAACTACTCTGTGACATATTCCATCATTTCCTTGAATAACTCTGTAGCATAATCAAAACAAATCTTTGCTTCTTCTGCCATATCATCATTACATTTTGCTCTAATCTTTTCTTTGTATTCATTTACATCACAATCAAAAGAATAATAACGTCCTTCTCCTGGAATACGTTTTTTAATCATTTGACCTCCACTAAGGTCGCCCATATGTCTTACGTAGATATGCGCCATAAGTTTTTGTGGATCATCCATAATACTTTTTAAGTGTATCAGATATTTTTGTGTGCTTTCACATACCTTAGGTGGCTCTGCATCTTTAGGCCATAAGTCGATATAGTCGCTTAGGATTGCACTGCGTCTTTTGATATTAGGAATATCAGCAAGTAGTCCGTGCTGATCTGCGAACAGTTCTAATACTTCGTATGCAGGAAATTGATTGTATAGATATCTAGCATATAATAGTGGGTCAATCTTGCCGCCCATTAATTGTTTTACAAATGCTTGACGTTCAGCATTAGTGTGATTTTCTTTTGTTAATTCTTTTAGATTCATTTTACACTTCCCATTTATTTTTGTTTTCAATAGCAAAACGACATCCTTCAATGTAGTCTGTATCTTCTTCTTGCATTACTCCACAAAATTTAGTAATAGTGTCTATGTGTTCTAACACTACTTCTGGACGTTGTAGATGATAATTAGACTCCATCCAGCCTTGCAATATATCCATACGCTGTTTTACTTTAGCCTGTATGGGATTGCTAAGATCGTAATCTGTCATTCTTCAACTACTTGTATTTTTAACGGAGAGCCATTTGCTCTTGCGACTGAAGTTGCTTCTAGTGCTAATTGTTCTGCTACTTCATAGGAATATATGCCAACGGCTACTTGGCCTTTGTTGTGTATTTCTAATGTAAGTTGTTCAGCAGTTTGGACTTCGTGATGGAAAACACTTACTAGTATATGTGTAACTAAATCCATTGGCGTAACATTATCGTTTAGAAAAATGACTTTGAACATCTTGGGATATGTTACGTCCACATTTATTTTTTCTTCAATTGCAATATCGTCTTTAGACATTTTCCTAACCTTTAAAACTGTGGGGGTTGCCCCCCACAGTAATGTTATTACTTAACCTCGATAGTTCTTGGTTTCTTGCTTTCTGGAATAATTCTTTCCAGTGCAATTTTCAATAAACCATCTTTAAGTTCAGCACCTTGCACTTCTACATCATCTGCAATAGTAAATGATTTTGTAAAGTGTCTTTTGCTGATACCTCTGTAAAGTACACCGTCATCAGTGTCTTCTGCTTTAGTTTCGTGGATAGACTTGATAGTAATTACGCTATCTTTAACTTCTACGTCAATATCCTTTTTGTTAAAGCCAGCCAGTGCTACTTCAATATCATAAGTATATTCACCTGTCTTATTGATATTGTAAGGCGGGTAATTGCCGCTTGAACTGTTCATAAAGAACTCGTCATTCAGCATTGCTTCGAAACGATCAAACATCGGATCGAACCCAATAGTTACTGGTCTTAGTTGATTTAAAATAGATAGATTTTTGCTTGTCATAGTATTTCCTCCTTATTAAGCAAGTTATTACCTTGTAACCCTTTCGGCGTTACAAAAGTATTTATCACACTAGTTTCCGATAGTAGAATTTTCATATACCGAATTGTGTGTTTGTGTACAACGCACAAACGTTGTACATCTACTAAGATGTTTAAGCCTAATAGCACCTGCATACGTGCAACTACTACGGACCCCTCCTAGTATGTTTTGGATAGTATTAGCAACTGGTCCTCTATATGGCACCATTACTGTCCTACCCTCACTTGATCGATAATCTTTCAATCCATCAAAGTGTTTGTCGTTCGCGGATTTACTACTCATTCCGTAGAACTGTACAAACTGTTGTTTTTCTGTAACCACGATGCCTTCGTGATCTACTTCATTTGTATTATAAAGTTTTGTAATAATATCGCCGCCACCTTCATCGTGTCCTGCTAACATTCCGCCAAGCATTACATAATCTGCGCCGCCTGCAAATGCTTTAGCAATATCTCCTGGTGTAGTACAACCGCCATCAGCAATTACGTGTCCACCAAGACCGTGAGCAGCATCTGCGCATTCAATAACTGCACTAAGTTGTGGATACCCTACTCCTGTTTGAATACGTGTAGTACAAACACTACCCGGCCCAATACCAACCTTTACGATATCTGCGCCTGCAAGAATAAGTTCTTCAGTCATTTCGCCTGTAACAACATTACCTGCAATAATAACAATGTTAGGATAGTTTTGTCTAAAGCCACGTACAAATGTTGCAAATCTTTCTGAGTATCCATTAGCAACATCAATGCAAACATACTTTAGTTGACTACCTACTTGTTCGTATACACTACGGAACTTGCTGTGATCTCTGTCAGTAATACCAATACTCATTGCTACATACTGAGTACGGTCAATGTTGTCACTGTCAAAGTAACTTACTAAATCGTTAACAGCATATGTCTTAACAAGACAAGTCATAATTTTTTGTTCAGCAAGTTTATCTGCTATTTCAAATGTTCCAACACCGTCCATATTACTTGCCATAATAGGAATACCCCTATAATGTCTATGTGGTGTAAATGTAGGATAGCCTGGCTCACCTGTTGGTTCAGGAATAATTTCTGGCTGATAGTTTCTAAAAGTAAAACCTCTTTCTAGATCTACTTCTTTACGACTACCTAGTGTGCTACGCTTAGGACGAATTAATACATCCTTATAGTCTAATTTCATATCTTCTTCAATACGCATTGTTACCTCTGATTTGCATACGGCCTAATCATTTCGCCATTGAGTCTTGTACTTGTTCTTAATGTTCTTAGTACATTTTGTACACCAACTGCTTGGTTCCAAGCATCTTCAAGTGCGTGGTGTGCCAACACCGGAGGTCTTTCTGGGTCAATACCTATATCAAATAATGTTCTTGTATCTCTTACTTCCCAGAAACTCCAAGGAACTTTTTTGTTTAATTTTGCAAAAACGTGTTCTAAAATAATAATATCAAATCCTGCTCCGTGGGACCATACACGTTTTGCTCCCCAACAGAATTTGTATAATTTATTAACTGCTTCGTGTATAGGAATTCTATCTTCTGTACTAAATGCTTCATTTTGTGCTGCTTCAGTTTGTTGTGACCACCAATTAATTGTATCAGCACTTGTAGTAAGTCCTAGTCTATCACAACTATCAATGTCTACTTTAACGTAAAATTTTTCGCAATTCTTTTCACGCATATCATCACCAAATGGGTCAAACTTTACTGCACCTATCGTCAAAATAGTTGCACTAGGTAACACATCTAGTGTCTCAAGATCTATCATTACATCTGTATTCATAAACAGTCTACTTTCTTTAATTTGATAATGCTATTATAGCAAAACCGTTTGGGTTTGTCAAGTGATTATCTGCTAAGTTCATTTTCACGTTGCTTCTTTTTCCAACGTGCAATACCTGCTTTCTTTGCTTTGCGTCTTTTTTCGCTCGGTTTTTGGTAGAACTGGCGTTCTCTGATTTCTTGTAGGATGTTTGCTCTTTCCATTTTCTTTTTAAGTTTTCTAAGAGCTTTGTTGATATCTTCACCTTCCCTCACAAACACTTGGAGTCCTTGTGGTTGTGGTCTAGGTTCTCTATCGAATTTCTTTTTTGGATATTCTCCTTTTGCCTTCCAATTCTGGTTGCCTCTGTTTCTGTTGTAATTTTTCATATAAGTAGTCTATTCCTCCATTAGTTGTTTGATAGATTCAATGCTAGTCAGTTCACGTGTATTTACATCTTTCAATGATTTAAGGTTGCCCAAGTAGTAACTGTTAGGTTGTGCTGCCAAGTAACCTACCATTGTTTGATTTTCACTTTCTGCATTTAATATTAGTATACTACATTTTTGTTTTTTGTCAAGTGTCCATTGTACCGTATCAGTTGCTTTGGCGATATAAACAATTATATCTTTTTGGACATCTCTTATTGCTTGTGAAACTATATCATTTTGAGCAGAGTTCAAATCATATGTTAATACACGAACTCCGTCTTGTAGTATATCATCTGGAGGTGTAACTATTGTTACTTTATTCATCAATTGCCTGTCTTTCTTTTAGTCTTTTCCAAACTGTGCTTTCGCCTTGTTCTTCATTTTGTATATAGCCTATTCTTCCTTCTCTATTGATTTTTTTATCTGTTGTTTGCCGTCTTTCTCTATCCAATTTGTAACGGTCATCCTTTTTTTTTGATCTTCTACAATTTCTGTGTATTGTGGCTTGCCTTTTAGTTCTTCTTCTAATTCAGGCATAATTTTATACTTTGATTCGTCTTGGTAATCTGCTTGTGGCTTTAAGTACTTCATCCAAGGAAGTTCTTCTATTTTACCTTGCTGATGTAACTTACGTTGATACTTTACACTATTGCGATTATCTTCTGCTTTCCATTTTGTAATAGCAGCCTGCTCTTGTTCGCTTAGTCCTTGTACAAATTCTTCGTCATCTTCAGGATTTTCTACAGCAGCCTTGTTCGCAGCCTCTACCCAGTTGTTCCATTTATCTAAATCGTCACCTGGAACTTCAACTTCTTTATCGAAATCAAGTTCCATTTGATCTTCATTTTCTTCTAGTGACTTTTCATATTCAAAGCCTTCCTGAAGCATTTCAGAAAGACTTTGTTCTTTATTGTTATCTGGGTCTACGTCTGACCAAAGTAAGTATTGGTTAGAGTTTTTTTTTGAAAGGACCGGCGGAACGTTTTCAGCAATTTTCTTTGCTCTATCAAACTCATTGTTTAGTCGATGTGCTTCGTTCCATTGTTCTTCTGTGTATGGTGGTTCAGGGTCGTTAGGATCTTCTGGATCCGGATCTGGCTTTCCCGGCAAACTACCGCCTTTACCTTCTCTTGCATACTGAAAACTATACTGCGATGCAATAAGCAATAATACTGCTAAAGGATCAAACACAAAGATAATAATAATGATTACCCAACGCACTGCGGCTTCTAGTAAATCATTATCAGCATTTTCACCGTAAATAAATTCAGCAATATATTTAATTGGTCCTACTTCTGCTTCTAATTTACGATACTCTTTTTCGTAACCAAACTTTTCTTCATTGACAGCATCAATTTTTGTTTGTTCTGTTTCAATAAATGTTTCTAGTTCAGTAATACGTCCATCGATATCTTCTGTCTTATTATTTGCTTGATTACGCAAATCATTAATACGTTGATTGATAGAAGCAATGTCAGCACTATATTTGTCATCAATTGCTTTTAGATCTTTATCTAATTGCGTGTTGATAGCAAGTATTTCTTTTTGTGCTCTTGAAGCAACACTTAGTTCGTTATTCTTTGCTTTAGTAACGGCTGCTTCATATTCTTTAGATCCGCCGAAAGACCCTTCAAATTTTTTCTCAGCGGCAGCAATTTCTGCATCACGTCTGTCTTGTGCTTGTTTGATACGTGTTTGTTGCTGTTCTACTTTAAACTTTGCATCTGCTCTTAATGCATCTTTTTCTTTGTTAATACGAGCATAAATTTTGTCTAAGCCTTCTTGTTCTTTATCGATAAGTCCGTCAACTCTAACGTCCTCACCTTTCATTAGTCGATCAAGTTCGCCGCGCCATCTTTCAATTTTTGCTTGGCTACGTGTTTCCTTATCATTAAGTGTATCGATAAGAGCAACTTGTTCTTGTGATAGGCTAGTCTGTTCAATGTGTGCTTTAGATAAGAATCCAAAGATACCCATTGATGTAATAAACATAAGAACTAGTACTGCTACTGCTAGGTAACTTTTAAGCCACCATACAGCACGACTCCAATGTCTGTGAAGCCAAACTGCTGTAACTAGTTTTCCTACTTCTAATGCTACACCCATTACTATGATGGGAATAACAGCGGCTGCGAAGATCGCGGCAAGTCCTGCGACTGAGTAGTATATCGCAATTGCACTAATAGTTAGTGCGCATATAAATGTTAATATTCCTAGTACCATTGTTAATTATTTATTTTCCATACCAATGCCAATTACTGGCTATATTATCATAACAAGCGGTAACACTCATTGTTTTCCGCTTGCCGTAAGCGATTGCTTGTAAATGTAGTTGTCTACAATAACCATTGCTTTTTGGCCAGGTCATTACAGGCACACTAAACCCACTTGCATCGTCCATATACCACTTTACTTTATCACCATTTTCTGCGTATTCTACTGCGTGAATAATGCTTTGATAATAAGCGGATTTTTGTCTATCGCTTAGTTTCTTGTTCCAACCAAAAGAAAAGTCTACAACCCGGCTGGATAGGTTATTACCACTGTATTCAAAGAACTTAGGTTCCCAAATGTTTTCTGCTATTGCTGAAGTACTAATAAGAAATGCCAGTGTTAACGATTTCCCAAGTACCATCAGGCTTTTGACAACTGACGCCTTTACGTTGAACATCGTGACCTCCTATCTTCATCCAATAATCAAATTCTCCACAGTTTGGTGCCATTCCGCTTTTAGGATAAAAATGTTTCTTTATCATATCGTCAGTACACTCAACTCTAGTTTTACTTGTAACTGTGGCCCCATTTTCAACTACAATATCTTCCGTAGTATGACAGTATTGTGGCTTCTCAGCAGATACAAACTCTTGCTTTGTAGCACATCCACCAAGCAATGCTAAGCCGGCCAATAGTATGGCGAGCCTATACATTATTGCACCTGCTTGGCTTCTTGGATTAACCTATCGAATACATCGAGCGGCATCTTAATTCGTACATAAGTGTGTACTCGGCCTGTACTAGCCAATTGATATGAGTACTTTTTAACTTCAAGATGTTCTCTAATAGTTGTATTCTTTACGAGATGTTCTACCTTAGTACGATCAGTTCTTTTGTCGTTCTGAATGTCGACGGTAGTTGAACTGTTTACAGTACCATTTATTCTTTCTGCAAAGCCTTTTACAGCAAATGCATAAGCCTGAGATTCACTTGCTTGTTCATAGATACTTTCACCCATACCACAAGCATAAGCATAATCGTCTTTCCAAAATAGGAAGCCTTCTGAACCAATTTGTTCACAGTCAACATACCAATTTGGATTAGCCTTTGTTTCACGTATTTCGATTGTCTTCATTGACGTACAAGCACCAAGCATACTCAGTGTTACTACAGCCAACATTGCCTTTGTCATTGCCTTTTTCATAGTTTTACCTTTCCGGTTTTGTATTTAACAAGTATATAATACTACAAATAAACATACTTGTCAATAGTTAATTTTCCAAAATGATTATCTGGAAACATAAAATATATGCAATCCAATCCTTCCAATTAGATGCATACTCCTATTCCAACTAGGATCAACATAAGTTGCGTGGTAGTGTGTTGAACCATCTGAAATGCCTCTAAGATAATCAAAGTTGTACATCTTGTAAGCAATTTCTTGTGCAACTAACCACTTGTCGCCACTTGGCTGATCGTCGGGTTTGCCATCACAGTACCAACTGAACTGGCATCGGTTTCGGATAGGAACTTCTTTTCCTTTTTCTTCCTTCCACCATTTTGAAATCGGGCCTTGTTTTACTACACTACAAACATCGTTTGGATAACGTGTGTCATATACTCTGTTTAATACTACATCGGCAACTGCTGCCATTCCAGCAAGATTGTCCGTACGTGATTCATAATAAATGTTTTGTGCTAAACAAAACTCCTGCGGATTAGATTCAGCAGTATAATATTGAGTTGTCGTAGCGTCCGTTTTGTCCATCAATGTCTCGGTTCGTGCATCTAGAGCAAATACGGTAGACACAGTCGCGATAACAATCATAATTGTTAATGATGAATATTTCATAATATTGTACATCCTATATTTAAAAGTGTAAATTTTATAGAAAACATAGCAGTTTAGTTACGTCTCATCTGTGAGATTTCAGTAGCCTGTTTTCTACCCGTCTTGTCATCGTCATCTGCAAACACAGGAACAAGATTACTTTTGTGCATCATTGCAATACCAACAAGTTTTCGTTCTCCTGTATATTCCATACGTTCTTTCTTAGTACAAGGAGCAAAGGTATGCTCACTCTTAAGACTAGGAATGTTTTCTGTTTCTCTTCGTGGAGGCCCACTGTAATTCCAAGGTGTACTCACCACTGTTTCTGTCTTACGTTTAGGTTTGAATTCTCCTCGCATATACTTTACAAAGTCATCTAGTTTCTCAAACTGAAAACTGTGCAGGTTTTTCTTACGCATACTTTTATTATGCTGTCGCCATTGTACTTCATACTTTTTAAGTTGTGATTCAGTCACTGGCTTTTTCTTACGTTTCTTTGTGTTGATGGTTGTAAGACCACGTGCAAGATGCATTGTCATATTAGGCTCCTAGTGCGTAATCGTGAATGTTAAAGTCATCGGCACAAACTGCTTGCCAACGTTCTGCAATAGCTCTAGTGTGTTTACACTTACCGTGCATTGTCATACCCATACAATCGCAAGTAAAACCTTTTTTAGTAAATTCAACTGTGTATGAATTACCACGACTGCCTTCTACAGGATATTGTGTATCCACTGCCCAGTGTTTACTCATATCCATAAAATCTACTTTGAGATATCTTGGTCCGTATTTTGATTTCATAATATTAGTATACCTTCTTTTATGGAAGTTGTCTAGCGTTAATTGTGTCCAATATGATTGCACTATATTTCTCATTAGTACTCCAAGGAGCAATATGAGGAACTAGCAATTCATAATTCCAACTTTCAACCCAATCACTTTGTCTTGCTCTTTCTGCTCGAAAGTCTGCATATGCAGGATGCCTATTTAGAATATCAATAGCATCTTGTACACTTTGACACTTTGTTGGATAAGTTCTTACACCAAACCTAGCATCGGGTAGATCTAAGGGTTTGAGTTGTGGGACTTTAGGATCCCAGGTTCTAATACCAAAAAGATTATTACCTTCTTTACTAAATCTACTTGTACCCCAACCACTTTCAATACCTGCCATTGCAATAATCAAACCTTTTGGAATACGTTCATCGTGATGTACTGTAAAGTTAAGATAATCAACACAATCGCTAACTGCTTGTGTAAATGTTTCGGGTGAGTTGTATTTGAAATCTGGTTCGTGCAATCCAAGATTTTTTGCACGGTCTAATAGTATGCTTTCAACTTTATATACTAATTTGTCTACTGTGTAGTAATTTGGATAGAATGTTCCTGTTCCAAAAGAACCTGCTACACATAATATTGCAACCAATCCAATTACTATTTTGCCTTTGATACTGCCTAAAAACCGTTTAAACTTAGCCATAGTTTGCCTTTCATTTAATTGTTTATAGTTACACTATACACTAATAAAATAACGTTGTCAAGTAATTTTTATCCAAAAAAAAGGCACCCGAAGGTGCCTTTTGGAAGATTATGTTCTTACTCTAGTTTTTCATTTTCCCTTGTAAGTATTTTAACAAGAGTCCATATGCTGGTAGGAATACAATTAAGCCAACTACAATTTTGGTTAGTGTATTGTTCTGTGCAACAATATGCCAGTTCTCACCAATCCAAGTTAAGTTGCCTTCTGCATCTGTTGAACCTGCAAATGCGACATAAAAGAATGAGTATGTATCAATGATGTTTGCGGCAATAGTAGAAATTGCTGGAGCAGCCCACCACGCACTTGATCGTTCTCTAATTGCTTGGAATACATACACGTCAAGCATTGTACCAATTGCATATGCAGTACCTGATGCAAAGCCTACTCTGTATGCGTGTTCGTCACCTAGTGCTAATAGCACAAGTACCGAAGCAATAATTGCAGGAATAATTGCCATTGCAACAACGGCTCTACCTGCTTCTTTACCAACCATCCTTACTGTAAGGTCAGTTGCTACAACAACGATCGGAAACGTAAACGCTGCCGCCGCTAGTGGAAATGATCCAAACAAGGGCAATTCTGCACCTGGAAATAAATCAAATCTAATAGTTACTAGATAATTTGACACAGCAATAACCAGCGTGTGTAAAATAACTAGATTTCTAACTAGTGCCTTATCGACACCATTTAGTAATGTTGTGAACATATGTTCTCCTTTTTATTTTTATTATGCTGCCGCAGTGTTATCGTTGGCAGTTAGGTAGTTCATTACATTTTCTGGTGATGTTTCACCATATGGATCGTCATTTTCTAATGACGCTTCAGGCTCCACAAAACCCTTTTCAACTACGCCGTCGTTGATTACAACAGCGAAACGTCTTGAACGCATACCAAATCCTTTATGCTTAAAGTCAATAAGCATACCTAATGATTCTGCAAGTTCTCCGTTACCATCTGGAATAACTTTTACGTTCTGAATACCAAGGTGTTGTGCCCAAGCATTCATTACGAAACTATCATTAACACTTGACACATAAATTTCGTCAATGCCTAAACGTGATGTGATAGTTTGGTAATTCTCTTCGAACCCTGGAAGTTGATAAGTGCTGCAAGTTGGTGTAAATGCTCCTGGCAAAGAAAATACAATTACTCTTTTACCTGCAAATAGATCATCAGTAGTCTTACCTACAAATTCTCCACCAATTGGACAGCCGCCTTCTTCTGGTTCTTCATCGCCTACTCTACACTGAAAGGTAATAGTAGGAATCTTTATTTCTTCGATCATAATATTTTTTAGTCCTGTAGTTATGTGCTTTAAAAGTCTTTAAAGTCTCTTGCATTATAACTTATCTAACTGGCAAAGTCAAGTAATTATTTCTGAAACTGTAAAGTGTAACTACGTCCATTATGTAAGAAACTAACTGTGCTGTGACTGTATACTTCTTTTGAAGATTCATTAAAGCGTTGTTCTCTGCGACATTGTGTCTCTACTCGGCTCTTTGCTTTGGAATTATTATGTCCAATAATGCCTCCTAGTAAAGCACCAACTGCACCACCATTGTCTACATTTTTGGTAACATTATTTCCAATGACACCACCGATAATTGCACCAGTTAGTGCATCACCTGTCTTGTCACCGCCTACTACTACGTCTTGGCATACTTCTACATAGTAAGGTGTCTTTTGTATCACAGTCTTATAATGATCCTTAACAACTTCAGCGTGTGCTGTTCCTGCAAATAAGCCTACACCTATACAGATGGCGATGACGTGAAAATAAAATTCTTTAAACTGCATTTGATTGTTCCTTCTCTTGAATAAGATTAGTGCAACTTTTCTGTTGCCAGGTAAGTTGCCAACCCCGTCACCTAGTTAGACTAGGCAGCAAGAGCAAAGTTTTCGTTTGCGTCTATAGTTTTGGACAAATAGCGTGAGTCTCCCCACATATGCTCGGTCGTTCCTTACCGGTAATCTCTTTCACCCTTAACAAGTCAGTCGATCCCATTTCGCCCCCATCAAAAACACATTGGGATCATATTGTACCTTATAGGCCTTGATACGAACATAGGCCAATGTGTTTTTGGTGGAGGCGCCGGGTATCGAACCCGGGTCCTGCCCTTGCGACATACGATGACGTCAACAATTACTCTTTATTTATAGCATAGGATTCTTGGACTGTCAACTTATTTTTTAATCCAAGTTGGTAGTCCTGGCGGGAGTCGAACCCACATCGCTCTCTAATCTGGAGACTGTGCCGAGTATAAGCCGGGTGTTTTACCATTAAACTACAGGACCTTCCTAACTTGTGTCTTTAATATACTACAATGATGTGAAATGGGTCAACCTGAAAAATTAGGCTGCCACACTTTTTGGAAATTTTACAACTTTAGATTTAGATGCTTTGCCTGCATCTGGACGTAATGGTTCAAGCCAACTATCTGCAATATATGCTTTAGGCGTATCACCATACATATTGTTAAGACCTTCACCTTTAATCCACCAGTAATGATCTGTAACAGGTAGCATACAGGCAACTCCCCGGAAGTCAAACTTATCACCTCTATCGAACTTGCCTATATACGATTCTACAAGGACTACCTTCCCAATGTTGTTGGGATTCACACTGTAAATAATTTTTGCTAGGTCTCCTTGTTCACACTTCATTTTATTTTATCCAACCAATCTTCTTGCCGGCTTTAATTCTTTCTTTATGTTCTTCTACTGTACCTGGAAAACGCCAAGCCCATATAGCAACTAATGCCATAAAGCCTCCACTCCATAGTAATGCTTTAATGTTTTCTGTAGTAAACCACAAAAACACAAGTGAGGATGCCATAACGGCAACCATTAGATATTTTCCTTTTGTTGGAAATACTTTCTTCTGTACCCAATTTGTTAAAAACGGTCCAAAGTATTTGTGATTGTATAACCAATCGTGCATTCTCTTACTGCTTTTAGCAAAACAATATGCCGCGAACACTAAGAATATCGAGAACGGAATACCAGGAACTACCACTCCAACGTATGCCATACCGAGTGATAGAAATCCAATTCCCATCCAGATATATTTTTTGATTTTATTCATTGATACCTCTATATGTATAAAGTTTATATAGTAGTTATCTTATGCTCTTACTGGTCTGAATATTCCTGATATTCTTCCGTTGCTACTAGTCCAACCGCCTTTCCAACTATTAGTAATTGTTCCGCCACTTGGGTTGTTGTTTGTAGCACTTGCTTTATCACTTTGGTTACCACCTACAAATGTATATACTCCTGGACTAGGTGATGTGTATATAAAGTTTACGTGGCTGTAATTCCACACAACTATGTCTCCAGGCTGTCCGTCTGATAAGGGTACAGGAACTCCGCCATATAAACTTGTTTTATCTCTAAAGTCATATGCTCTAGCACTTTGCATATATTTGTAACCTGTACGTTTTAACACCCAGTTTGCAAAACCTGCACACCAAGGTGTTTGATCAGTCTGCCAATAAGATGAATCAGGAAATCCTAGTTCTTTCCATATACCAATAATGTTTCCATTACTAGTTGGACCTTTGTCTCCAGTTTCGTCCCATTGCTCGTTATTTGCTTCTGCTAGTACTTGTGATAAAAATCCTGGAATACCATCAGCGGCTGCTGTTGAATTAGCAGCACTTGCATCTACTAATGCTTCTGTTGTTCCTAGTGTATCAACACCAGTTGCATCAGGTGTTTGTTCATACAGTTCAGGAACTTGTCCACTTTCAACTTGTCCGTTTGCCATTGCACCGCCGGTGCTTCCAACAGGAGCAGGTTCTGCAATTGCACTTGCAATACTTGCATTGACTGCTGCTGCTACTTCCGGTGATAAGATGATAGGTGGTACATAGCCTTCGTTAGCCCAAACATTATTGGAACCAGTTTCTGCTGCGTTAGGAACCCAACTGTCGTGTCCGTCGGTTGCATCGCCCTTTCTATGTACGGGAATATTATTTGCAAAAACATTAGGTGATCCTATACTTGCTGGATCTCCACAACTTGTCGTATCGCCTACTCTTACTGTTTTTTCGTCGTTAGTATAAACATCGCCTGAACCTTGACTATAAGCCGTTTGGTGGAAAGGGTTTGGAGTAGGACTTGCGTGACCTACGTGGCTGTCCTTATTGGTTCTCACCACTCCTGGCATCTATGTTGCTATTCCTGTTGTGCTTTGAATATATTGTTTAGACATATCGTCTTGTGTTTTAACAACACAAACTACTTTACTATTATTAATAGTTACTGTAGCATCAGGACCAATAGTAAACATAAAAGGTGCTAGACCTAAACCTTTTTGTGTAGCAGTAACCATTAAAGGTTTGACTAGTACCATTGAATCATTCTTGTCTTCCTTATATCTTGCGACAACTTCTTCGCCTGATGTAAGTTTAATTGATACAGTGTCTCCTGCTTTGTAAGGTGTTTCAATTATCATAATGTGTGTCCTGTTCCGTTGTATCCTGTGTCATCCAGATACTTTTCTAATTCGTTGTAGCCGCCAATTGATTTGCCACCAATTTTAATTTGCGGTACAGTCCTTGCACCAGGAAACCATTCAAGTAATTCTTCTCTTGTATAGTCTGTTCCTAGTGATTTGTATGTATGTTCAAGTTGACGTGTCTTGCACAAATTCACTGCTTTCACACAAAATGGGCAACTTGGCTTTCCGTATATTTCAATCATATTTTTTTATCCTGAGTAAACTGTTGAACCTTTTTTATCAATAACTCTTACAAGTATAGCACCTGCATTCTTTTTGGACAGTGCCGCACTAACTGCTTGTGGCTCTGTGCCGTAAGTTCCATATGTGGTCCAACTTTCATATGGTGAATGTCTCTTAAACTGTGCTTTAAACATAATTCACTCCTATAACGTAAAGCCTTTGAAAGTGTCCTTTTCAACATCTTGTTTGACACCGCCAACGATATAAGACTCAACTTCTGTTTCCTGTGGAGCAACTTGTAAGCCACTGCTACTTAACCAATGCTCTGTCCACGGTAGTGGATTCTGAGTCACTGGACGGTCATAGATAGGTTTGAGTCCTAATGCTTTACAACGTTTGTTTGCAATAAATTCTACATAAGCGTGTAACAGATTAGCGTTAAGTCCTACAAGCGAACCTTGAGTAAACAAATAGTCTGCCCAACGTTTTTCTTCTTCAACGCACTGTTTCCACATTTCAATAACTTCTGGTTCACATTCTTTTGCAATTTTAATGAAATCTGGATCATCGTCACCTTTCATCCAATGCTTTAGAATGTGTGTTGACAAGTTAAGATGTGTTGCTTCATCACGTGCAATAAGAGAAATAATTTTTGCTGAACCTTCCATAAGTTTAAGTTCACCAAATGCAAATGTACAAGCAAATGATACATAGAAACGTAAACCTTCAAGAATGTTTACAGTCATCATTGCTTTATAAAGTTGTTTCTTAACTTCATACATATTGCCTTTCTTGTGATGGAACCAATTATCTGCAATCTCATTAAACTTGTCGTATTCTTTAGTTACACTTTCTGCTCTTGCAAGAATTTCTTTGTCTTCCAAGATAGTGTCAAATACTTCTGCAGGATCTGGATACACATTTTTAACAATGTGTGTATAAGAACGACTGTGAATAGTTTCTTGGAAGTCCCAAGCCACAATACAACTTTCAAGTTCTGGATTAGAACAATATGGTAGGAAAGCCAAACAAGGTCCGCGTCCCTGCACACTATCTAATAGCGTTTGATATTTTAAATTACTAGTAAAGATGTGTTTCTGTTCATCACGAAAGTCTTGATAGTCTGCTCTATCTTTCTGCAATGAGACTTCTTCAGGACGCCAAAAGTATCCTAACATAGTCTGATTAAGTTTATCGTATTCCGGATAACGGAATACGTCATAACGTTGTGTGTTACCATCTTCACCAAAGAACATAAACTCTTTAGTAAAGTCTACTTTGTTTTTATTGAATACTGTTTTTGACAATTTTTTCTTCTCTCTCTTTCCTGGCATAAATCTCTAGATATTGCAGGCCTCACATTCGTCACCATCTTCGATTACAGTTTCTGGAACTGCCATATGATGACCGTTTGCGTGACCATTCACTCCGTTTACATTTTGTATACTAACACCATTTGCTTGTGTGTCAATACCGTTTGCTTCCAAATCTTCAACTTCTTCACCTTTAAAGTCAAAAGTGTTTTGATAGTAAGAAGTTTTCCAACCCATCTTATATGTTGTTAACATATCTTTCATCATAACACTTAGTGGTACTTCGTTGTTATCAAAGTGCTTAGGATTGTAACTCCAGTTGCCACTAATTGCTTGATCATAAAACTTTTGCATCGCGGCTACAATATTAATGTAACCTTCGTTGCTTGGCATATCCCAAAGCAAAGTATAAAAATTCTTCAGCGTATGATACTGCGGAACAACTTGTTTAAGAGGCCCTTTCTTTGACTTCTTAATGGACAAGTATGCTCTAGGAGGCTCAATTCCATTTGTTGCGTTCGACACAACGGAACTGCTCTCCGAAGGCATCTGTGCGGACAATGTGCTGTGCCGTAAGCCGTGCTGTTTAATGTCCTTCCTAAGATCTGCCCAATCATACTGTAACTTCGCTTTAATTACATCGTCAACATCTTTCTTGTATGTGTCGATGGGTAATATACCGTCAGCATATTTAGTACGGTTGAAGTATTCACAAGCACCACGTTCTTTAGCAAGTTCGTTACTTGCAACAAGTAGATAGTATTGGAATGCTTCTGATAATTCGTGTACTAATTTCCACGCTTCTTTATCACTGTATTTTACTTTGTGTTTTGCAAGATAGTGTGCAAGTCCGATATAACCAATACCAAGGGAACGTCTTGCTTTTGTGCTTACCTCAGCAGCCTTAACAGGATATCCTTGATAATCAATAATTTCTTCTAATGCTCTTACTGCAAGATCACATAGGTTTTCTAATTCATCTAAGTTGTTAAGTAGTCCAACGTTAATTGCACTAAGAATACATAATGCAATTTCACCTTCTTCATCATCAATGTGTTGAATAGGTTTTGTTGGCAGTGTAATCTCTTGACACAAGTTACTCATAAAGATTGGATCTTTAAATGAACTGTGTGAATTACAATGGTCAATGTTCATAATATAGATACGGCCTGTTTCTGCACGTTCTTTCAACAAGTCGCCAAACAAGTCCATAGCCTTAATTTTCTTTTTACGGATTGAAGTCTTACGTTCTGCTGCTTCATAAAGTTCTTTGAATGTGTCTGTGTCTCCACTATAAAATGCATCAGTAAGTTCTGGCACTTCGTGTGGCGAGAAAAGAGTTATATCTTCGCCGGCCAATAACCTCTCATAAAAAACTTTGTTAAGTTGAATTGAATAATCTAACTTACGTACACGATTGTCTTCTGTACCTTTGTTATTTTTAAGTACAAGAATATCTTCAATCTCTAAATGCCAAATAGGGAAATGGGTAGTTGCACTACCACCACGTACACCATTTTGTGTACAACTTCTTACTGTGCTTTCGTAAACTTTTAGAAATGGGACAACGCCTGTATGGGCTACTTCTCCACCTCGTATTTTTGAGTTGATTGCTCTAATTCTTCCTGCGTTAATCCCAATTCCTGCCCTTTGAGCAATGTAGTAACCGATTGCGCTATTACTGCTAAAGATACTAGGAAGAGTATCATCCACATCAACAAGAACACAACTGGCAAACTGACGAATAGGAGTACGTACTCCTGCCATAACAGGGGTTGGGATGTTGATCTTAAAAAGACTGGTCGCGTCATAATACTTCTTAACGTAAGTTAAACGTGTCTCCTGAGGATAGTTTGCAAACAAAGTAGCAGCAATCATCATATACATATGTTGAGGCGTTTCAAAAATATCGCCGTTACTTCTATCCTGACACAAATACTTATCCGCAACTTGTCTTAAACCTGCATAGGTAAAGTCTTCGTTACGATCGTGTTTGATCCAACTGTTCATCTTTTTAAGATCAGTTGCACTATAATGTTCTAAAATTTGTGCATCGTACACACCACGTTCAATGTTAGCCGTAATCACTTCAGATAGAGTAAGGTGTTGGTACTTGCCATAAACTTTTTTATGCAGACTGTAAAGCAATAGTCTTGCTGCTGCAAATTGATAATTAGGTGATTCTAATGAAATAAGGTCATTAGCACTCTTAATTAAAATATCTTGAATCTCTTCCGATGACATACCGTCGTAAAACTGTAAGTCAGCGTTCATTTCTATTTGTGATGCACTCACACCAGTTAGACCTTTACAAGCCTCCTCGACTACAAAATGCATTTTATCTAAATCTAATTTTTCCTTGGAGCCGGAACGCTTTGTAATGTATATTTCTTTGGTCATCTGCCTCTCTATCCTATGTTTGTGATGTACAGGTATTTAGTTGCTCTCATTAATACTCCCGTGATAATAGGAGATAAAGAATAACTGCAACCTGTAGTTACTTTACGGCTTATATTGTTTTATAGCATACACTAAATTTATGTTTAGAGCAAGAGAAAAAATATAATTTTTACTCTTTTTTAAACACCATACTCAATGTCGTAGGAGATATTCCCAAGAGCACCTGAGACAATTGGATTCTTGTAGAATAGTACTACAGTTTCAATGCCACTGTCGGTATCGTTATCTCTAAGTTCTGCCTTAAACTCAAAACCAGTCATAATTTTACCGCCCTGTGATGTCAAAGAAATATCAGAAAATTCATATTGGTCTGACAAAGAAATAGTCGACATATCATCGCCGATGGTAATCTTTGCTTTGCCAATTCTTGTATGACTTCCTAAGCGTAAGGTATAGTTGATAGCCATATGATTATTAGATGCTGCAAAAACACTTATTGGACGGAAACTATCTGTTAGATAAATTAGTCCACTGTTTCTGTTAATCAATGTTGTCTTATCGCTGTTTGCTACTTCTGCTATTGCTGAAATAGTTTCATCTGATACTACGCCTGCATTCTGTTGTCTATTGCTTGTGCAATCAAGAACGATGTTATTTTGGTATTCACCAAAAGTCACTACCGGACTTAATGGAGTAGCGGCAGTGTTAGTTCCATTACCACAATTCGTAAATGCACATCTTTGTATCTTTGTGCCATATCCGTGTGTACTGTTAAACACTTGCGTTGCTATCTCATTAAATTCGGAATCTTTCACAGTCCAATCATTTCCTTGTTCTGTGACGCCTTCAATGTAAACAGAAGTATCACCAACGTCAAACTTACAATTAATAATATCTACTTTAGTTGTAAGTGCGGATGTCTGTATACATTTAATTCCTACACTGTTATTGTCAAACTGACAATTAACAAATTCAATATCAGTTGTCTTAATACCTTCAATAGTATTACTCCAACTTACCGCGGCAGGTTCTGCTGTCAAACTTGTAATTGTTTGTCCTAGCACATACTCGCCTTTAAATTTTACGCCATCAAATTTAACATTGGCTGTACCTGTTAAGTCAATTGATCCTGAAGAACGTAAAACTGTTAGGTTACCAATTTCAATGTTACTTGGTCTATTAGAACTTGTAAAGTCTGCAAGTCCTAAGCCTTCTGATGTTTGGAAGTTTGCACTTACTGTGTCAAACTTAAGAATAGATCCATCACGTGTTTCTCCTCTTATAATAGCATTGCTAGGAATAGTAACGTTACCTAAGAACAAAAACTCTCCGTTAGGAACACGTAAAACTTTTTTATAATCTGGATCTGTATTTCTAAATAATTCTGTTAATGCATTCTCAAAGAATGTTGTGTTATCTGTTGAACCATCACCAACTGCACCAAAGTCAGCAACACTAACTTCGATCTCATCAATCTTATCTAGTAGTGGACGCTTTGTGCTTAATGTAATAGATGGATCATCTGAAGCAAACTGATAACTTGATGCTAGTTCAAGAATATTATCATTGTTAGTTAAAATCTTTGTATTACCAACTTGTGGTGCGCCTTCTTCTACGCTACCATTACCAATGAATAGTTCTTGTGTATCGACTGCCCAAGCAAGTTCTGCTGAACTTAACTGTGGTACGCCAGAATCACTGTTCTTTTTACCACGTCTAATTTGTATTTTGCTTATTTGTACGACAGCCACTATCTGCTCCTATTTAATCTTACAAGTATTTATCAGACAAATGGAGTTTTGTCAGACTGTACTATAAAGAGTTGTAATACTCTTCTACTTTATTAAGCCACATATCTTGATATTTTGCAAAAGTGTCTTCTGTTACCTCAAATTGCTGGTATTGTAGGTCTCTGCTGCACATAAAAATAACGCCTGTTTTAATGTCTGTGCCGTATACTTCGTTATGTGCCATTGCATATGCTACAAGTTGCAAATAGTAATCTTCAACCCATTCTGCTTTCTTAGGCTTATTAGTTTGTTTGTGGTCCATAATAGCAGGCTTGCCCTTATAAACACCACATAAGTCTGTTGTACCTGAATATAGCCCTGGGAAATATAAACTTTGTTCCATAGCCCATACTTCATTTACATCTTTAAGTCCATTCTCAATTATAACTGATGCCATATCATTTGCTTTGACGTGTACTTGATTATTACCTGGCTTTCTTTCTAATCCACATAAAAATCTTTCAAGGTTGGCGTGCATTGCTGTACCAACACCTGCTGCCTCTGTAGTAATTTGTCTTGCTTTCTCTTCGCCGACACGCTTACGCCATTCTATAAGGTGTGTCATATCTTTTGTAGAACTTAGAATAGTTGTAACACTTGGAAGTTTATCTCCGTCAGGTGTAACATATACTCTTTTTTTACGTACAGGATCATTTACCTGTTTGAGCGAATGATATTCGTATCTTTCAACGAATGGAGGTGGGGTATATTTCTCAGTCATACTGTATATAGTACTACCTTATTGTGTGTTTGTCAAGAGTGATTAAGCAGTTTGTTGTGCCAATTGCTGTGGTGCTGCTGCGGCTGCTGCTTTATCAACTGCTGCTTGGCTATCAGTGCCGTCCTCTGGCTTTTCATCTGCATCCGGTGCTCCCGGAACATTTAATTCTACACCTTTAGCATCAAAGTTTTTTACCAAACCTTGTATTGCAGGTGATTGATCATACACTGCTTTGAATGTTTCATAGTCTGCAACCAAACTAGCATCATTGCTTTTTAGGATTTTATTAAGTGCTATCCAATTTAGTTTGCTAGGAACTTTTTTAGCAGATGCACGACCGATAAGATTTTTTAACGTAATTACGTATCTGTCAATCATCATATCTGGTGCAAATTCTCTAAATCTCATTTTACATTTTTTGAAGTTCGGCCATCTTATTTCTAAGATCCATTAACTCTTGTTCCTTTGCTTTGATTGCTTCTTGTGTGTCTTTAATCTGATCTTGCTTTTGTTTTGCTGCCGCTGCCTGTGCTGCTTTTGCATCGGCTGCTGCTTTCATAGGATCAGTTGGCATTTGTCCTTTGACAGGCTCAGCAGTTTGTGTTGCACCTGGTTGAGGTTCAGCACCACCTGGTTGAGTTGCTGTGCTTAAAGCAGGAACAATCTCATCAAGTTCTTTATCTTTATAGAACTCGTTAAGTTTCATTTGTTAACCTGCTAATGTTTTTAATAAGCGATTTTCAAAGTCAATTGATTCACGTTTTTCACGGCCTGCTGCTTCAATGCCACCTGCTGCTGGTTCTGCTGTTGCAAAATCATCTGTTGCTGCTGGTTCCATTGTGTCCGCTGCTGCATCTGCTCCTGCGTCTGCCGGCTCAGCCATATCAGTCGGTTCACCTGCAGGTTCTGCACCAAGCATATCGCCGCCTGTTTCTTCACCTGTAAGTTGTCTTGTAGCAGATGAAAGTGTATCACGTGTAGTTTTTAATGCTTCAATAGCAGCCTGGATTGCAGGTGCACTTGATTCAATAAATGTTTTTGATTGTTCGTTGCCAAACTCGTCTCTAATTGAATCACCTAACTGTAGAAGTGTTTCGTTTTCCATACCGGAAAGTTCTTCAATGTAACGACCAACTTTGTCAACCATTGTTTTGGAAGTAACAATAGCACTAGCCTGTTGAACTTCACCTTCTGTAACTTTATTCATTTCTTCTCCGTTGGTGTCTGTTTCTTGTTGCTCTGGGGATTCATCAAGTTCAAGACCATCAATTGCAGATTCTTCACGTTCTGCTAGTTCTTTGTTAATTGCATCTAACATAAACTGTGCTTTATAAAATGCATCATTTTCAACGTTTTCGTTAAACTCAGCATTACTTCTTGCATCGTGTAATTGTGTGCGCAATTTGTTTCTTGCGTCTTCTAATTTAGCAATATCAAATGATGCTAAATCAATTTGTTGACCGAAAGTCTTAAGCATAGACTCATTGATCTTTTCTGCATTAATTTTAAATAGGTCTTGTGTTTTCATTGTCCTCTTCCCAGATGTTATATTATATTTATTCAAAACCGTGCTAAATCCTCTGCTTGGTCTTTCAAAATAATAGCCCTTTCTTTGGCATCTTGATATCTAATCCACAGTATTTCTGCTCTGATATCGTCGTTGTTATTTACTGCTCTATGATAGTTATCTAAAAATATCTTACTATCAACAAAGTATTTACTATATTTTTGGTCTAATGCAAATATTTCTTTCTGCAATGCGTGATCTGCGTCCCAGGCTACAAGATTTGCTAGTCTAATAGCAACAGCATTTAAAGATACTGTAGCCCATACTAGTTTGTCTTTTCTAAGTATATCCTTGTATGGACCGTCTGATCTGATTAGAGCATCTCCTACTTTAATGCCTTTTTCTGTACGTTCGGGTAGGATAGTTCCTTGATCAAGGAACTTACGATAAGTTGTCTTAACTATCTGTTCAAAACGCTTTGATACTTCATTCATAAAAAAAGGCCCTTAGGCCAGTATTTAAACAATCTATAAATGTGATGCTTACATCTTGAGCATAATAGTAACAACTACCGAAAGGACTGCTGCAATTACAGTACCTGTTGTACCAATAATTACTTTTGTTAATCCTTTTTGGCCTTCTGTAATATCCCTATGGATGTTATCAACTTTCTGTTCTAAGTTGTCCATACGGTTATCTAGTTGCTCATAGCGAAGTGCGCACAGATCAACGTGTGCTTCTAAACTTTCTCTTTCTAAACTTGTTGTTTGGCTCTTAGCCATCTTGTTCTCCAAAACAATATCCCTACTCTAGGGACAATTAGTAAACTTGTTAGTTGGCCTAATGTGTTTTTAAGATAGCCTAAATGTAATTGCCTATATGTTTATTTATCATCGTTGCGTTCAAACAGTTTTCTAATAAGCCCTTTTATGCCTCCTAATTCAACTTTAACTTCAACCATTTTGTCTGCTGCCTTTTCAACCCTGTCAAACATATCCTTAATTACAAACATAACCCAAAACCACCATACAGCACACACGCCTGCCATAATGGTAACACCCACATAAACTATATTATGTGCTTCGATGTGTAATCCATACAATGATAGTAGGAAGCCAAACACCATAAAAAAGATAGTGCTTAACATAATGATATTGTAATATAACCTGTTCATACTATTATTTAATGATTATCGTAAACTTAAAATATGGCCACTGAAAGCCAAATATTCTGTTGTTCACCTTTGGTACAGAACACGGCAGGCTTTATGTCCAACGTATTTGTAAGTGTACCTATGATAGGTATGCCATCTAAGTCACTCTTAAGAAGTGCAAGTGGATCGTCACCAATTTGCCATATGCCTTGTTGTTCAACTTTAAATGCCCACATCCAATATTTTTTTCCGTTTTCTTGTTTTGTCATCGGATTGAACTCGTAGTATATATTTGCTCTCATACCTATGCCTTGGATAAGACTATTAAAGTTTCCTTGTTGTGCTATAAGAATAGGATCTGTTTCATCACGACTAGGATTTGTAACAGTTATATCAACAAGTGTTTGAATGGTAAATGTTTGCATACTGATAATACTTATCAGTCATAAAAAAAGGGTGCCAACGAATTGACACCCTTTCCTTTAAGTAAAGTTAAAAACTTACTATTAGCCTGAAATTCCAGAGAACTCAGCAAGTAATGAACTTGTTACGCCAGTTGAACCAACACCAAAGTCTGCAGCAGCAGTAAATGCGCCTGTTCCTTGGATAGCAACTTGTACGTTATCAGTAGTTCCACTTGTGAATACACCTGATTCAGTTAAAGGTTGTACACCAACGATTGTGTGTGCATCGTCAGTACCTGCAGTTCCACCTTGTGCCAAAAATTCTAAAGCAGCATCTAATTCTGCTTGAGTCATATTTGTTTTAGCAAGGTTAATGATTCTAGTACGACCAGCAATACCATTTCCTGGTGTTAGTGCTTTTTTGTTGTCACCTAGTTCAGCAACACCTGTTCCAGCGTTGTTGTAAGTTTGGAAGACTGAACTTCCGTTTGATAAATCAGCCATTATATTTTCTCCTCTGATAATGTTAACCCTTCTCCAGGGCCGCTATTTTTCTAGCAATTGTATTTATCCAAAATAGGTTTTTATAAGGGTAATGGCGTGTTTTAAGGGGATTTTGGCGGTTTTAGTCGGCTCTAAACGGTGTCCAACGGTCTCTTGGTACAAGTTTAACCTTGTCGCCAGTTTTAACATAACCTTCGCCGCCTGGCTTGCCACCTGTTGATGACATTACATCGCCTTCTGCTTTATCTAGTTCATCAATTACTTCGTTCTTGGCTTTCATAAGTTCAGTTACCAAGTAAAAGATGTCCGATGCTGTTCTCGGCTCTGTGTTAATAATATTTATAATCTTCTCTTGTTTATTGCGTGATACCTTTGAATTTTGAAGCCAATTGCTAAAGCTCTTGGTGTTAAGGTCATTTAATTTTTTAGCACGGCTCATTTGGTTAAAGAATGTGTAAAATATATCTTGTAAATCAGATAGTCCTGGCTTTGGTTCAAAGAAGTTTGCAATACCTTGTTGCGCTCTGTTTGCAATCTTTTCTATGTTATCTAAATTATCAGCATTAACCGCAGGTGCTTTGCTTACATATTGTTGTCCTACAACTACTAAGTCTGGTGTACCATTAAACTGTTCTACATCTTTAATTGGTGTTCCGCTTTTATCTCCAAAGTACTGATAAGCATTATGTGCCGCAACTGCTATTTTACTTTTAGCAATACGTCTACCAATAGGACTATCTACTTTAACATTGTAGGTAACCTGGTTAGGAGTAAAACTAATGTATCCATCACTGCCTGCATAAGGCTTTCCAGGATGATATAATAAGTCTCCGTACAAATAACCTTTAAAGTCTGCTGGTGTGGCCTTTTCAAATATAGGCCAAAGTCCTGCCATATCTTTTGCAAACTTTTCACGCCAGTCTTCGCCTTTGCCTCTACTATTAATAAATCTTTCTAGTTCATCAGGACTGCTTGACTTGCCTTCTTCTCTACCCCAGTTGTTCTTACCAACTAGTCTAAATGTTCCGTCATCATCACGTCCCCAATATACTGTTGGGTTACCGTCCCATTTAATTGCAACGTCTGATGCATCTTGTTCCATACCTTTTAGAAGTTGCACTGCTTTCTTTGCACCGTCAGCAGGATCTGTAAACACAAGGTCTTCCAAGTGATTAAACTCTCTACCTACTTTCTTTGCTTCTGTTATAAATTGGTATGCTCTCATTTTTTAAGTAACTTCTTTTGTCTATTTGTTTTGTCCACGTACTTTGCGTGTGGCACTTTTAAATTTTTCTTCTTGTCGTACACTCCGCCTATCACGTGCATCTTACCTGGCTTTTCAAATGCACTATATCTTATGTCGACTACTTCAACTATTCTCATTTAACTATATCAATCATTGAACGCATCCAACCAATTGATCCTGGTTGGTAACTTTCAATAGCCTCTTTCTTAGGAAGTTCTATATCGTAACGTGCAAGTGTTTCTCTTGCACTAGAAATTAGTTCTTCGTAGTTAGGAAGTTTTTTGATGTAGTTTATAATAGCATCTACGCTCTTAACATCTGCCACTGTTGCACTTTGTCCTAGCAACTGTTTAGCAATGCTGTTCCAGTCATCGCCATTAGGTAAAGGTTCGTTAGTCTCTGGATCAACTAAACCAAACTTAGGACTATACTTTATACCTCTTGCTCTAGCAATACTTGATAGAACAATGTGTCGGTGCTCTCCTCTGTACTGTCCTGAACCACCTATCATTGATCCTCGCTGAAAGTTTACGTTCTTTGAAAACATAAAGTCTGTTTGTACAAATCCATTTTCTTTTGAACCATTAATAGGAGCTCTAAAGTGTACTTGGTCTCCAGCATCTTTAATCCAACCGTCGGTTTTCTTTCTACCAACGTTCATAATATCTTCGTCTTTGATACCTTGTGATTTGCACCACTTAGTAAGTTTAGCAATTACTTCGTCTTTTGATACTTTGTTAAGGTCAACACTAAGATCTAAATCGCCTGAACTATTTTCTTCAAATGTTCCATCTGGCTTTTCTTTTCTACCTGTAGTTCCTAGCCTTGCTGAAGGTTTGCCCTCATCATCTTTCTCGCTAGTAAAGTCTAGGTCTGTAATTTTTTCAATAAAGTCAACAGTGCTATCTACGTCTGCTGTCGCTATACGTTGAGTAAGAGCGTCAGTCTCATTCTTAAATACGTTGCCACCTTCGCTTAAATTAGTCTTCATTCTTTTTATCCGCTCTCTTACTTTCTACTATCTTTTTGATGCCTCTAGTAAATTTACTGCTGTCAGCACCTTTAATACTATTAATAAAACGTCTTTCTAATTCTAACGCAACGTCTTCTGGGTAAGCCTTATACATACTTTCAATAAGATTAACTGCACTATCAATAATATTAGTAGCTCTGCTTTGAATCAGAGACTCTGTGTCTCTTTTTTCTGCAATTTCATTAAGTTCTTGTAAGATTGATCTAGTTTTAAATTTCATAATATATAAAGCCCAACTTGTATGTTACTATTTACCCTTTTTACTGCTAAAGTATACACGCACTGAAACGCTTTGTCAACCATCAACTTTAAGTTGACAGAGGTATGCAAATTTAGCACTGACGTTATGCACAAAAGTAATAGGAAAATGCTTGACTTTTTATGCATAGTTTATTATATTAGTATAAATAAAGGTGAATAGTACAGTGATGCTGTACTATTTGACACACAGACACTGGGATAGACCAGGGCGTTATCCACGCCTTACAAGCGATTGACGGTGGAAAAGACCACTGACGGTAGCAAAGACTACTGACGCCGGCAAAGACCGGGGTATTGCTTTCCTTAAGCATCCATACATCGAAGGAGAAAAAAATGGCACACTTAATGTTAAGTGGTCTGATGTCTTGGATGAAACGCGGTATGACCGACAGTCACCGCAATCAACTATTGACTTGGGCCAAAACTGAATACGGCAACGATTGGAAATATGCATACGACTTTATGCTAAAACACAATGGCCGTGCACCTACAAGTACAGAATTACACGGACCTAGAATTTACCGTAAGGAGGTGGCTTAAATGCGAACCTTACTTAAATTCATCAAGCAACTATTTCAAAGCGAAAAGGATTGGGTTGAGAGTTATCTCGGTCAGTCTACTGATCACGCTGACTTGGAACGCAGGATCAGGCAATTGGATAGGGGCGAGATCAAAGTCGGGCCTTTCGGCACTTACACGCAACGTTTTAGACATTAACACATACACACTTATAGAGAGGAGAATCTAATGTTAATCTGGCAAAGAGTAAAAAACACATTTGAAGCAGTTGGATATTCAAGAGCAGCATCACAACTAGCATCACAAGGATATCACGAACAAGCAAGACACCTGTTGTTAGAAAGATCAAAACTAGCAGGTAAAAAACTTGACGCGATACGCAGACTTGAGAAAGTAAAGAAAGCAAAGGCTGAATACGAGCCAGGCGATCATTACTTGAGAGGTCATAAGGTAGCATTTTGGAAAGGGAAAGCAGCATAATGATTATTAAATTTTTTCAAGCAGCAATACCAGTAACTATTATGTTTGGTGTATTAATTTGTTTAATGACACTGAACGGAATGTTTTGGGGAGGTGCATTATAATGTGGCCTTATACAGATGAAGAAAACGATTTCTTAACAAGTCCTAAACCTAAGAAACAAATCTAAAAAAATAGGGGAGCCGCCCGCCAAGATGACTCCCCTACAACTTTTTCAAGTTGAGTCTATATATTATTTACGATTGTAGATTGAATATAAAACC